TTCACTCATCACAGCTAGTCTTTGACCAGAAATTCTCATCACTCTAGGCTGAGTATAGTAAAGCTGAATTAACGTTACGCCTTTATTGCTTAAGTCAATTAAAAAACTTTTAAAATTACGTTGTATTTCTCGTATTGATGACATTGGAGACTCGTTTAAATCTCGTATCATTTGACCTGAATTTGCACCTACTGGCCTTTCTCCTGATAACATAACCTCATTAATACGCGCTAAAGATAAAGCGTCACGCTTAAGGTTATTAATATGATCTCGCATGAGCTGAATATCTTGTGATAATTTATTCGTAACTTGTATAGGCGGTTGTATTGATCCTCTTTTTGCAGAGATAATGTCAAAGTTTTTGGAAAGATCGTTAGGGTTAATAGAGTCAGGACTAACAATAAGCATAGATCTGTATTTGGCGACTAGCTCATTTAACTTGTAATAGGCATTAGTGAGCTTATCTTGTGTAGCACATAGGTCTCTAACATCACCATAGCCCACAAGTGTATTTGTAGTTGTCGGTGTAAAGGTCGGAAAAGGAAAGCCAAAAGGATAATCGATTGCTCTATCCTCTAATATGTAATCGCCTATGTAGACGATTAGCCTTCCGTTTGGATATTTGAATAAATTCTCTCTTTTAACTTTTTCAGTGTCGCTGGTATCTTGCTTTTCAGGTTGGAAAATAGTGTCGTCTCGTAAGTAGCACTCGTATACAGTGTAATTAGTTTCAGTAGAAGAAGGAAAACCACCCCTAGATAAATAAGCTTGGCCAGAATCTTTGTCATTAGAATATCCTTGTAAAATATTTGTTTGCTCAGGTTCCTCAATCGTCACCTTTTGCTTTTTATTTAACTTATCTAAGATTTCTAAAACTCTTCTATCCCCTTTGTACTGGTCTATAAGATCAAACTTGGACAATGAACTTTGCACAAAAATATAATTTGCATTTTTAACAGTTGTTGCTGATGGCTCAGGGAAAAAATTAGTAGGGCTTATACGAGTTATTGAAACATTTCCTAATCCTTCGTCTGCACTCTGATCCCATGCAACTTTTCCAATTCCAATTCCATATATTAAACCATCACGAACAATCTGTTGATGAACATCTGTAATGTTATTAGCCTTTTTAACGTTTTCCCATACATCATTTAAAATTTCTGCCACAGAATCAAGTTCTTTTACATAATCAAAGTTAGCGTGAGACAAACTAGAAACTTTAACATTAGTGGTTATTTGAGCGTCTAGAGCTATCGTAGCCTTAGTTTCAACTATTGGCCTTATACAGTTGTAATAATTACGGTTATTGCCTCTTCTTGGGTCAGAACTATAACTATACCCAACGTCAGGCGCTACCATTCCATTATAGTATTTAGCGTACTTTACAAAGCTTTTTTGCTCTTCCGTATTCATTGCTGGACGACGCAAAGAGTTTAAGTATTTTACTAGTTTTTCGTTTTTAAGGGACATACTTAATTTTAACTTTTTTTTTACACTTTTTTTTACGTTATATTCTAGTAAAAATGGAAATTTTAAACTTAAATTGTAATCTACTTGCATGATTTTCGTTTTGTAAAATTTTACAATTAAGGTATGGAATTTACTTCAGGGCAAGAATTAAGATTTAAATCAAATGTCGGTTTAAATCTTTGGGTAGATTCCATTTTTCCAGCAGGCCAACTTGGATATAAAGAGTCTCATATTAGAGTAAAAATCAATAGCTATGTTTTTGATGTTCCTTTTTCTACTGCTAATCAAATATTTGAGTCAAATGTAGTGCCTTTAGAACCTGAACCTGAGGTTAAACCTGTTGATGTAGAACCTAAGATTATTTTGAAGAAAAAGCGTACAGCAAGGAAGAAAAAATCAGATGCATAAAGACAAAAAAATGGGCATGTTCATCATAAAAATAGGTGCTCCAGAAGGTCCTGAAATGTCAGAAAAAAAAGAAGACATGTATGAAGAAATAAAAAAAGAAACTTCTGAAAAAGATAAGAATAACAAAAAGGAATATAGCGTTGCCGATTACGGCGGTTATAGCCCTGATGAGCTAGTTAAAAAACTAGAAGATGTAAAAGAGTCGATTAGTAACCAGAACACCCGTGAGGCTCTTATGAAGATTGATAGCTGTATTGTGAGAATCACTAAGAAGGAGTTACCTTCCATGAAAGAAGACGATCCATTCTCAACTATTAATTATCAGCTAGACAAAATTTTGCCTAACCCAGGCAAGTAGGAGTTTAAGTTATGGAAGACATCCAAGCAGAAGATGTCGAGCAAGTTGAAAGCACCCAACTAAATTTTGGACAAGCAGACGACACTCAACAAGCATCAGAAGACGGACAAGTCGCAGATAATATAATTAATTGGCAAGAAGACAAAAGGTATGCAGATCATTGGGGTGAAGATCCTAACAAGATGTATGAGTCTTTAAAATATTTAGAAAAAAAACAAGGCGATTATGACGGTCAAATAAATGACTATAAATCGCAAGTTGAAGATCTAGGTAGATACAAATCCGATTATGAAGTATTAGAAAAATTAATGGACGCTCCGGGCGTAGGCGATGACATTATGGGCGTTTTAGAGCGTTATCAAAATGGCCAAACCCAACAAAATCAACAACAAAATTATCAACCAAATCCTGATAATCAGTTGCAGAATCAATTACGTGAGTTAATGGATTGGAAAAACAATCTATCAGCTCGTGCAGATCAATTAGTATTACAAGAACAACAGGAGCAACAGATGGGTCAGATTAATGAGTACGCCAAAAAGTACAACATTCAATACAACCCAGACGACTTTTTAAAATATGCTAATGAAAACAATGTTCCTATGGAATCGTGGGTACATCATTTTAAATCGCACGCAGCAGATGTTGCTATGCAGAATGCTAGAAATCAAGCAGCTGAAAATGCATACAAATCTAAGCTTTCTACTCCTTCCTCTTCCTCTTCTGGAAGTAAAGGCAATCCAGTAATTAACGAACGAAATATTGATGATGCGCTATCAAGGATTTTAGGTTAACGGAGACTAAAAAATGGCTTTGAGCACCGATCAATTAAACGAAGCCGTCAGTGTAGCGCACAGACTTATTGCTGACGAATTAGCTTCATCTTTTGCGAAAGCAAATTATTTTTACAACATTATGAGTAAAAAACCTCACTTGAAAAAAGGTGATGGCACAAAAATTCAAATTCCTGTTCAGTATGCTGAAAACTCAGCTAAAGGTTTTTTCAGTGGAGAATACGACACTGTTCCTACCAATGCTAACCAACAGTTAACTTTTGCTGAATTTGATTGGAAATTTTATGTTTCTAACTCAACTTTTAACTTAAAAGACTTTAGTACAGGTACAGGATCTAACGCTGTAAAAGATTTAATTAAGACAAAGATAGCACTTGCAAAGCAAGATGCGATTAGAGATTTATCTGCTGCATTGCATACTTCTAGCTCTAGCGATTCTAATCAAATTAATTCATTAAAAGATGCTGCTGGAGCTGCAGGAACTGCGTATGGTGGATTATCTGATAGCGATCTTTCAGAATGGTTATTTGAACGCGATACAACGACCAATACCATTAATTATAGCAACATCAATGACGTATTTCGTGTATTAATGGGCCGTGGTCAAGGTGTTGGAGATGAGACTGGAACTTACGCTCCTGACTTAATGATTTCTAACTCTTTTGTATTAGCTAAATTTCTAAATTCTCAGCAGTCTCAGCAGCAATTTACGACTGAACAGACATTAAAGAGTGGGTTTGCCGGCTGTCTCTTTAACGGAATATCGTGGACGGTGGACGAATTTTGTAATGGCTCTGCTGATGGTGCTACGGCTGATAATGAACTTTACATTCTTTCTACTAATACATTTCGTATGTATTACAAGTATGGGTTTGAAGGTTCTAAATCGCCAATGGACACATTAAACATGAGATTACCTAACCAAGCTGCAATATCTTCGCAGACTTACTTGGTAATGAATCTTGTTAATATCGCACGTCGTTATAACGCTGTTTTCACAGCATTACAAAGCTAAGGAGGATTATTATGGCATATAAAGCAATTAATAATATTCAAGCTGTAGATTTAGATTCTTTAGATGCAAGTTCATCAACAAAAGAATACCCTTTAGGAACAGTAATTGAAGTAAACGACACTTCTAAAGGCGGAGTCTCTCAGTTTATGTACATTAAAGCTCACGCAGCTTTTACAACTGTTGGAACACCTTTTGCTATCGAGTGTGGTTCTGGAGGAGACGCGGAAGTGGTTACAGCGGCCGCAACGGAACAAGTTAGTGGAGTTAAACTTGGATTTAACACTACTGCAATTACTTCAGGCGAGTATTTCTGGGCTCAGACTGCTGGCGTAATTACTGCTGCTGCTGGAACTGTTGCTGCTGGCGATCACGTTGAAGTGTTAGCTGCTGGAACTACTGTAGTTGTTGACGGTACATCAGGATCTACTGCACACAGCACTAAATCGATTGGTATTGCTAAAACTGCAACTTCAGGCGGTCAGATCACTATGGCTGTAGTACCTGAAAGAGTAGTTGAAGTAGCTGCCTCGTAAAAAATGACTGATTATCAGGCTATATGGAGTCACGATGGAATAAGGTACTTTAAGTCGACAGGTACTGGTACGACATCAGATCCATATGTGCCTGTGATCAATACAACAGGAGGAGACTCAGGCGGGGGGACTGAGTTTGATAATGCTACAAATTTTGAGGTTACAATAGGGTCTACATCTACAGAAATTCGCCCTGCAAATGAAAGTCGCAAAATGCTTGCATTGGTTAATAATTCAGACGTAAACATTTTTATTAGTCTAGGTTCAGCAGCTGTTATGAATAGTGGCATTAGACTAAATGCAAATGGTGGAAATATAGTGTTATCTAGTCCTGTTTATATGGGAGCTGTTTTTGGAATTACCGCAGCAGGAGGAAAAAGCTTAGTCGGGGTAGAAGGAACATGACCTATATATATAACCCGCAACAATTAGAAGCATCAGAAAATACGTATGTTACAGCTATTGCTTTTGCAACAGGAACAGGTGTGCTTACTGCAACACGAAATGATGGGGTTGAATTAACAACAGATTTAGATGGTCGTTATGCAACTGAAAATACACATACAACATCCGCTACTTTCAATAGTTCCGATGGAGTTTTAACTTTAAACCAAACTGATCCAGTAGGAACAGTAACCGTAGATCTCGATGGCCGTTTTCCAACAGAAAACACACACTTAGATTCAGCTACTTTAGGCGTTGATAATGTGCTTTCTCTTGGTATGGTCAATCCAACTTCAACAATAACCGTAGATTTATCAGATTTGTCGGATTTAAATACTCATTTAGATTCAGCGTCATTTGATTCTGGAACAAAAATACTTTCACTTAA